TTCAGATATTAAATTTTTAGTTATAAATTCTTTATCTGTAATTTTTGTTCCATATTTATCTTCAAACTTTTTAACATGAGAACTTCTTTTTGATTCAAATCCTTTAACTTTTGGACGAGGTTTTGATTCAAATATACTTTTAATTTGTTTCGTCCTCTCATACCCCTTCAGTCCTTCAAGATAAGTTTTTGGAATCATTCTTGTTTCACCTTTGAATGTAACTTTTTTTTTTTCAACCATTTAATTAATTAATATATAATTTATATTTTAGCAGAATTTTTATTTTCATTTAATACTTGGTCAATAATATTAAATCTTGTATCAGGAATTTGTTTAGTAATTTTATAAATTACAGATGAAGCATCACCGACATTAGCTAATGTCATATCAGGATTTAATATAGATGTTTTTATTTCTGTTATTGTTTTTGATCTAGTAAATACAAATTCTAATGTAGAATCTAATGATACAAAGTAATCACCATAATCGTTTGATTTTGGAACAGTAGCAATAATTGGGTGATTAGTTCCTGAATCATATCCACCTAAAAATAAACTACTATCTAATATATCGGATCTAATACAGAAATAAGGTGATCTTAATTTTCTTGGAAGTCTTGGTGCTTGTAATTTTATTGATGTTGCGGATTCTGTGATTGCTGGGTATTGTTCAAATAACATATCTTCTCTAAAATAATCAGATTTATCAGTTCCAGTATTTTGGTCATTAAATGAAACAACACAGGGCAGTTGCAAGTTATACATTCCTTCTCCATAAGCATTAGTAACAAAATCCATAGTTGCTTGTTGTGTGACATCGGCATTTGTGAAAGCATAAGGCAGAGCATTTTTATTATCATTTCCTACTCTTGTTGTAATATCATTTGATGAGGTTTCAGGTGAATTAAATTGTAAATAATCAAAACCTAAATTAAACCAAAAACTTTTTGTCCAAGAACTTTCATCATATCCAAAATCTTTTATGATAATTCCTGAATATTGGTCATATATAGTCCAACCACTTAAATTTGGATTTAAGAAATCAACATTCACATCTTTTGAATTAATTCTTATTGTATGATTATTTGCTCCATAAGGAATCATATCAGGATTCCAAGAATTATTATTTAATCTTTTATTCACTTTATAAACTATATCACCTGCTGATGGTGTGCTTGGTATAGTTAAACCTGTTGATAGAGTTGCCCCAGCACACCATCTATTCTGCACCCTTTCCGCAGTATGTAAATTACTTATCTCAAATCTGTTTGCTGTTGTATTATATTCAAGTAATGGTTCGTTTGCTCCTAAATATACTTTCTGAACTCGAGCATGGGAAGCTATTTGGACTGTATCATAAGCAGTTGGAAGTGATTCATTTTTTTGATAAAGTGCTTCTGCTGGTTCTAAATTAGCATATTCATTTGTCCATCCTGAAGTTAATCCCATAACAACATTTCCGTAAGATAAGAAATGTGAATCCCAACCTAATCTTGTATAACTTTCAATATGAGATCCATTTGTAGTTCCGTCATTCAATAAAAATAAACAATTAGGAATTGTTGTAAATGAAGCATTTAAATCTGTATCTTCAATTATTCCTAAATGTGATGTTGTTAAAGCAATATATTCAAAACCTCCTGAAGTTATTTTTTTAAATACACCATAACTATATCCAGTTTCCCAACTTTCTCCATCTGTTTCAATATTTTGATATTCAGGATTAAAATCAAAAAATATTGGAACTGAATTCATGATTTCGGTTGAAGCATTTGTTTTAAGAAAATCTGTCCCAAGTTGTAATTCATATACTGGATCAACACTTTTTCTTACACTATCTCTTCTTACATTTAGATGTAAAAATCTAGAATTATTCACATTTGTATATGAAAAATATTGATTAAATTTATTTTCAAATAATTCAGGATGATTTGCTTGTTCATTAAAAATATTATTTAATTTTGTTTTAAATTCAGTGTTACTCCACAATATAGGTAATATAATTGTATGTATATTATCACCAGTAGCATCACGAGAAAATTGTGAAGCATTTATTCCTCTATGTAAATCAAATGCTGAATATAAAATATTTGGATAAAAAGTTGGTCTTACTGATTGTAAATAATTTAACCAAAATTCATTAAATTCTCTTCCTGCTTTCCATAATTCAGGTCTTTTTATTCCAATATATTGATGTGCCGACAACCATTCTAATCCTTTATCATTATCTGATGTTGCTAATTCCCAAGCATTATAATTTGATTGAGCATTATTATCTTCTCCACAAGCATGGAAAGTATGATAAGTTGGTGAATTTATTTCAGTATTTAAATGTCTATATGTTTGATTATCAACATTTATATTAAATTGTGCCGTTGAATAAACTTTATTTATTTGTGGTTGTGATTGTTTCCTTAATGTATTTGTTATAGTAGATGCTATTGCTTCAGGTGATTTAAATCCTTCTTCTAATTCAATATCTAATTTTTCAATATATTCAATATAATCTAATCCAGCTGGACTTGTTAAACTTGCTGATATTAAATCATCACCACCAACATCAGCATATCTTGTATCTGTTTGAGTGAATATTTTAAATCTTGAATTATTATGAATTGCTTTAATATGATTTCTATGAACTTGTCCTTCCAATCCTGCTTGAAATAAATAATAATCTTCATCACAATAAAATGCTGATAATAAATCACGATTAAATGATGAACCAGTTTCTGTATATAAACATACATTACCATATATTTTTCCATCTGCTAATGTATCAGATTGTTCATCCCAACTTGGAGAAAGACCACTTCTATATACAAATCTTCTTGGAAGATGATATGCTATTTCTCCATGATTCGTTATATAATAATTATATAAAATTGGTGCTTTATTTTCATTTATACTTATTTCTTCTGTAACATTACTTGCTGATATAGATTTATAACCTAACATATAATCATTATCAGGATATTGTAAGAAGTTTGCTGGTGTTTGTTGAGTATAAGTTATATTTCTTTTTTTAATAAATTTATCTGTTATTTGAATTGAATTATCATCTGAACCTACTTCTGATATATATGTTTGATGAACAGATACTTTATCACCTTGATTAACTTTAATTCCTTCACCTAATTTATTTGTATAAAAAGAATTAGAACCTAAATTACCTCCAACATATTCCGCAGATGTTAAATGATTACAATCTAACAAAGTTATTTCTTCCATTTATACTATTCTACAAAAATAAAAGAAATTTAATATTATTATTAAAAGAAAATATTATTTTGTTTTTCTTATCTATATAGAATGGAGAAATACGCATATTCACAGGTGAGAATCAAAAAAAAACGAAATTAAATTTTTTTTTCAATTTCCTTTTTTTCTGTTTTTCACTTGTGAATATTCGTTTTCCAAAATTATCCCCAAATTGAATTCTTCTTTTTTTTATATCCTCCTCCACCAAAACTCATACCACCATTCATTGCTAAATTAATTGTTTTTTTCATTTCTTCCTGCTTCTTCTCCTCTTCTAATCTTTTCTTTTTTTCTGCTTTTCTTAATTGTCTTTGTTCTTCATAAACTAATAATGCTTTTGCAGTTGCTTCTTTGGATATTCTTTCTATTTCATCACTTGTTAAAGTATTATTTATTGTTTTATATTCATTTGTAATATTATTAACAACTGGTCTTTTTTTTTCTTCTATCTCTTTTTTCTTTTCTTCTTTTACTTGAGAGGGAGTTGGTAATTCACCTTTTTGTCTTAATTCTTTATTTTTTCTTCTTGTTTCATTTGCTTTTGCTCTTGCTATTGCTAATTTCTCCAACATTTCAGGAGTCATAGTTCTCTTCTTCCTAACCTTTTTCACTACTGGAGCATCTACATGTTTTTGATATTCTTCTGCTTTTTTAAATACTTCTTCAGGAACAACATATTCTTTCTCCTTAACAACTGGTAATACCTCCTCCTCAACAACATCTTCAATTTGTTCTTCAATATTTTCTTCACTTGGAATTATTTGCGGAAGTTCTAAATTACTCATCTATTATATTTCTATTATTATAGAAAAAAAATCTATTAATAGATAAATTTAATAAAAAAATATTATTATTTTTTATATATAAATTATATAAATGGAAAATATTAATTTTAAAACACCTTCAGTATTACCAGTGAAAGCAGATGCTCCTAATCCAAGAATAAAACCAGTTCATCCTAATATGATACAACCTCCCGCACTATTTTGTGTAGTCGGGTCGATACGCGGGGGAAAAACAACACTGCTTAACTCACTAATTTTTCAATCTCGTGAAGACGGATTCTATGATGCTCAAACCTATTTTGATAGAATTATAGTTATGAGCAACACATTGAATAATGATCCTTGTGCTAGATTCATAAAGAAAGCATGTGATTGTTGTGACCATTATAATGATGGATTGATTACACAATTCATGGAATCTCAAAAAGCAATTGGAGAAAGAGATGAGATGCCGTTTGTTGCAATGTTCCTTGATGATATTCTCCAAAAGAACGGAGTGGGTGGGAAGAGAAATAATGAGGTGGATTTCCTTGCAACTAGGATGAGACATGTGAACGTTGGACTTCTAGGAATTTTTATTCAGCAACTAAAAGCACTATCGACTATAGTTAGAAATAATTGCACTGATGTAATTATAATGAAACAACCAAATATGAAACAATTAATAGGTTGTTATGAGGAGTGGGGAGGACAATTTGGATCATTAGATAATTTTATGAAGATTTATAAATATGCTACATCAACACCATTTTCATTTTTATATTTAAAAGTAAGAGAAGGAAAAGCATTAAAATCTTTTGAAGAAGTAATAGCAGAAGGTGATAAATTATTATTTAATCCTGAACCATTACTAAAAGAAGAAAAAAAAGAAAATAAAATTAAAGAAGAATTAGTTAAAGAAGATAAAGTATCAGTTGATACATCGGAGGATTAAGTGTCTATGATAATCTGTAAGTTGTTCTCCTACCCCAACTTCTTTATATTCTTTAAATCTATCTTTATTTATTGTATTATTTTTATGACAAATGCAAATAATAACTTTACTTGTTTCAGTTAATCCAACTTTATTTGGATTCATATTATCAATCATTTTCGTGCCCTCCCCTTGACTATTACTTATAAATCCTCCCATTGCTCTAAAATGTTTTTTAGTGAATAACATACCAGCCTCGTGCATCATTCTTTTATCAACACATTGAATAGCAGTAGTCTTCCAATTATCTTTTGGATATAAAAAAATCATTTGATTCGTTCCAACTAAACCATAATTATTTGATTTCATTATTTCTAATGAATGTTTTAACCAACTTGAAACCATTAAATCATCCGAATCCATCATAGCAATTAATTTATCAGGAGCAAGTTTAACTAAATTATTCCTTTTTTCTCCAATTGTTCTTTTTTTATTATAATGTTTATATATAAAATGTATGGGTCGTATAGCATTCTGAAACTCCTCCAACTCTATTTGAGTCCCTATGAACTTCTCATTTATACCATCATCATCAATAATATATGTAAGTTTATCAAGTGGATAATCAAGATTAATTAAATTATTAATTATTAAATTTGTGAATTTATTTCTTTCAAAAATTGGTGTAATAATTGTAATTCTTGGATATTCCATTATATATTATCTTATATAATTATTTTTATAGATTTAACCTTTCCCAAGCAACATTAAATATATCTTCATCTTTTTCAATACCAATAAAATTTCTTTTCATTTCTTCACAAGCAACACCCATAGAAGCCGAACCCATAGTTGGATCTAATACTACATCACCTTCTTTTGAATAATATTTTAAAATCCATTTCATCAATTCAACAGGTTTCTCTGTGCTATGTTTTCCTCTTGTTGATTTAACTTCTAATAATGAATTAGGAAGTGGTGGTTCATAAAATTGTCCTCTGTAATTACTTCTTGATCCATCTTCATTTGATGGTTGATTTAAATTAAAATCACCATATAAAGTTTTCGCCTCTACATCCATCATTTTATCTTTAATTAAAGATGTTGGAAGTGGTGGATCATAATGAGGTTCTGCTTTCAATAATCCATTACGAGAAACTTTACTATATAATCCACCTTTATTTTTATATTTTTCATCTAAATTTTCTTTAATTAAAGATGTTGGAAGTGGTGGATTATACATACTTTCACCTTTTTTTCTCATAAAATCTTCTCTTTTAATATCACCATATAAATCTGAATCTGTTTTATAATTAGGTCTTTTATCAATAATTTGTTCTTTAATTAAAGATGTTGGAAGTGGTGGATCATATTGTGCTGAATGACTTTCTTTATCTTTTCCAGTTTTAGGCATCTTTCCATATAGTGATTTTTCCATATCTTTATCTTGATATTGTTTAATAAATTTATGTTTATGTGAAGATAAATCATAAAAAGGAAGTTTTTCATAAAATACATAAATCATTTCATGTTTTCTCATAGGCATTTTTTTAGCAGATAAAAACCCACAAGGAGAAGATTTACACCATACTAAATCATATCTAAAAGGGCATTTTTTAGGTGCTGAATTAATTAATGAAGCACCAAATTTAGTAGTGCAAGTCATAATAATCGGTGTATTTATTTTTTTAATTTTCATAAATAATAACCATAATTTATCTAAATCAATTGGAGTATTCCACTTACAATTTACAGCACTATATTTTTCAGTAGCATAAGGAAGATCACAAAATATTAAATCAATTGAATTAGGTTCAATCGATTCTAAATGTTCTAAACAATCACCAAATAATAAAAGTCCCATTTTATATCTTATATATTTAATTTATTTTAATTTCGCCCAATCCTCTTTTGGTAAGTCTTGTGGAGAATCCCAAGTATCATAAAACCAACCTTTTTTTCGTTCAGGAATTTTATAATTTGTTTCAATTACATGTTGTTTAATTAATTCAATATCTTTACTCATTGTATCTAATCTTTGATGTAATGAATGAACTTTTTTATTAACTTCAACAATCAAAGGTTTATTATTTATTTTTTCAGGCATATTTAATAATTCAAATATATTATTCTTGTTTTGAAATAAAAAGATTAATATTATTTTTAAATTTTTTTATTGCTGATAAATAATTTTCTTTATGTTCTTTTTGAACAGTATAACGAGGTTCTCCTCCTAAATTATATAAACGATGTCCAATAATTATTTTTCTACCTTCTAAATCATAAATATCTCCAATCCAATTATCACTACTCCAATTTGGTAATGATTCAGGAAAATAAAATCCAAATATATCTTTATGTTTTCTTGAAACCATTGTTTGAGTTAATAAAGTATCATTTGGATCAAACTTCTTTCTACCAGCATCAACTAATCCACATACACCAATATCATCTTTATCTTTTAATCTTGTTATACATAATTTAACCCAACCTTTATCAACAAAAGTAATATCCGAACCACATTGAATAAAATAATCACAATTATCATTGTAAGCATAATCATATAATTTATTCCAAATCCAACAAGGCTTTCCTTTATATCTTTTATCAAAAAAATGAAATTGAACATCAGCATTTTTCATAATTTTAATTGTATTTTGAATTAAATTTAAGATATGTTTTTTTGAATATAATTTATCATCTTTATCAATTCCTAAATAAATTGTATAATTATATTCAGTATCATAAGTTGAAAAAAATGATTTAATAAAATAATTTAAAAAATCAGTTTGACTTAAATCTTTCCATTTTCTCTTATTTGATGTGATTGGAATTAAAACAGCAATTTTCATATATATGTTATTTTAAGAAAAAAAATATCTCTTTTTATATTAAATGGTATATAGACAATTACAATATCAAAGAGATAATCGTGAAAAAATAAAAAAAATTAGAGAAAAGAAAGCAGAAGAACATCATAAATTAAATAAATTTTATAAAGTAGATAATTTAAAACACCCAGGCAGAAACGGTTTTGCTTGGAAGGGAGAGAGATTAAAATGTATTAGAGTAATTAGAGATAAAAAGTTTATAATTACATTTGATTAATTTTTTGTGTGAATTCATCTTTATATCTATCCCAATCATCAGGATATTTCGTTTTATATTTTTCAATATCATTTTTATTATACCAATAACGAAATCTTCGTTGTGCTTGTATGTATTCTTTTTGAATTTGATATCTTTCTTTCTTTTTTTCAGAATTTTTATAATATGAATTTCTTGATAATAATTTTACTTTTTCTCTGTATTCAGGATCATTTTGGTATTTATTACGATAATAATTCCTTTGATAATTTCTATTTTTTTCATATCTAATCATTGCAGATTTAATTTGTTCATCTGTGTAATTCATTTTTTGTTTATATATATATATAAGATTTTTTTTTTAAATATTTAGTTGCTTGTTTTTTTGGGTCTTCCTCTTTTTTTTTTAGTAGTTTTTTCAGTTACAACAACTTCAGGTTCTATAACTTCAGGTTCAGTTTTTTCAAATTTTATTTTATTATTTTTTTCGATAGAATCAATTTTTAAATCATTTTTTTCAGTTTCTAAATTAACACCATTAGATATTAATTTATCAAGAATTTTATCTCTTGACCAAGTCTTACCAATTTTAATATCTTCACCATATAAATCAACTAATTCCTGACGAGTTAATTTTCCTTTAAGTTTTCCGGATTTGAAGGGCATTTTTATAAATTATAAATAAAAAAAAAAAAAGAATTAAATAAATTATTTATGGATTTTCAGGTTCAGGTTCTAATCTTGGGGTAGAACCGGTATGTCCTGTTCTTTCTAATCTTTCTTCTTCAATAATTGCTTGAACATTTCTTTTTATTCTACAACATCCGCATCCTATTTCTTCACATTTTGAGGTGAAGATGACTTTTAATAATACTCCACAACTTGCTAATATAGTAGCACAGAATATCATTAATTCTTCCATAGTGAAATCAGCCATTTTCGTCATTTATAAATATTAAATATAATATTACTGCAACCAAAATAATATATAATTCAACACCATATTTTAATATAAAAAGAAAATTCATTTGTAATTATTAAATAAATTTATTAAATTGAAAAATTAATTATTATTATTATCTTTTAATTCCATACCGATATTAGTTCTTGATTTTCTTATGTGGAAGCAAACAATAGTCTTACCTACTAATGAAGTGCATAATCTTTCATCAGAATAAACAAATTCAACATCAATATCATTAAGATAAATAGGATTTGGATTATTTAATTTAAGATACATTCTTTCAGCAGGTTGGAAGAATAAACCTCCTACTTCAGAACCGGTATTATCAAATCTTGGAAGATGATATAATATTTTAGATTGAGAACCTTTAGCAAAATTTTGTGAGTTGAATGTAAGATTTTTTAATCTAATAAATAAAGAACCTGCTGATACATATTTAGGAGGTGAATCAGATACAAAATTCACAGTTGTTCCACTTGCTGATGTTGGAGTATCAACAATAGGTCTATTTCTAAATCCTAATATTCTACCAGCGGATGCGAATAAACTTGGTTTATATAAATCACTTTGTTCAAAAATTAATACACTATTTAAATCAGGGTCAGCTGATACAGTTAAACCTTTTTGAGTATATGCTCTTGAAGTAGCACTTGCATATTGAGTAGTGCTGACCATATATCTACTATCAACATCAAAGCAATAATTTTGCCGATTAAGATTTGTCATAGTTGCCCACCAATCAATATTTGCTTGATTATCTCGTGTTGGAACTGCTGGGTCTGTGCTGATTTCACTACCGAATATATGACCTACAATATCAACACCATCTTGTGCTTCAATTCCTAAACTATCTCCAACAGGTATTCTCATTTTAGGATACATCGTCCAACAACATTGATTTATTGGTTTTAGATTTAAAACACTTGAAGCATTCTTACCATCAACAATAGTTTCATATTTAGCAAGTGTTCCATCATAAAATTCAATTTTCATTTGTTCTCCTGTTCCTGTGAATCTTATAGATTCAATATCAGAAGCATTAACATCAACATAAACTCCTTTAGAATGTGTCCTACTTTGTCTGTAATCAAATTCAACCATTTCGGTTTCTCTGGTAGTAGGATCATATAATGATTGATATATTACAAATTTTGCTTTTCCTGATTTTTGTTCAATACTAACCATATAATCCCAATATGTATCACCACCGCCACCAGCACCACTATTATCATCAAAATATAATGGAGAATCAAGAGATGGGGCATTTCTTCCTTGTCTTGTTTTAACTCGTGTGCATCTACTTAATCCACAAATAAATTCTAAATCATCAAAATCACTTATACCAGTTATATCAAATTCTATCGAACCACCTGCTAAAGATAATGGATATTGAGTTCCGATACAATTAAATGAAAATCCTTTATTATTGGTAACAGTTGCTCCATCTGGAATAGTCATATCTCTATGATAATAATCAGCAGGTGTCCAAGTAGTATTGATAAAGGAAGCATTATCAGTAGATGCGGAACTTGTAATGGATATTTGAAAACCCTCAAAATCTAAATCACTTGAATTTCGTTTAACTGAACATACCGAAGATGTTGTATTCAAAGTTGAAGGTAGAAGATTAGGATGATATAAACTTCTTCTCATACTATCATCAAGCATACCAGCAAACTCATCAACATTAACTTGTGCTGTTTCTTCAACTTGTCCATCTTTATATATTGCACCACGAATAGGATGATATAATGTATCTTCAATAGGTTTTGTATCCGATAATTTTTCACCATAATAAAAATAAAATACATTATTACTTCTATTCACTGATAAAGTTCCATCTTTAACAATTTTACATGATTCAACTGCAATTTCAGAATTAGCTGGTATTAAATGTGTATTTTGAAGATTATTATGATAAGCATAGGATTTATTAATACCTTGTTTAACGGAAACGGCATCACCAGTATCCGAGGCAATATTACTCGTAATTAAATAACTCATTTTATATTATTATTATTTTTTATTTTTTATAAAAATAAAATAAATATATAATATGCCGAAAAGACGAGACAATGCTGACCCTGAATTTAAAGAGGATATAGGAGAAATGGTTAAAAGAAATAAAAAAATAAAAGCAAAGGATGTATTTGATTATAATAAAAATAAATCAAAAACGAATAAGAGTAAGAGAAAAGTTAAAAAGTCTAAATATTAATCATCAAATAATTCATTACCATCAATATAATCATCTTCAAATTCATAATTCCATTGTTGTAATTCATTCCATTTAGATCTTAAAATTTTAATATCTTTTATACGGATATATCTTTTTATTTCATCATTTATTTTTAGTTGAATATCTTTCTCGTATAATTCACCTAAACAATCATTTTTTAATTTTGAATAAAAATCTTTTTTTGTGAATTTATATCCAGAACAACTTTCACTATAACATTCATATAAAAATTCTTTATCATACAAATGGTATTCTTCTTTTTCTCCTTCAATTTTATTTCTATTTTTATCATATTTATATTTAAACTTAAATTGATATTCATCTAAGTCATTTCCAGTAATACTACATTTTAATTTATGATATAAATTAGAAGAACCATCAATTATTTTTTTATTTTTAATTGATTCAGAATTTAATATATCAAACCACCAATTTCTAACACTATCCCAATTTTGTTCAACTTGTTTTTGTAATAATTCAGTTTTCACAAAATCTCTTGGATTAAATTCACTAATATCTCTTTCATATAAATATTTCGCAAATGATAAAGTAGAGGCATCTAATATTTTATCAAAATATTTTGTTTTTTCTTCATTATGAACTCCTGAAAATTTATTATCTAAATCTAAACAAAAGAATCTTCTTCCGCCTTCTGTTGCTGGTATAAAGCAATCATTATTTGTTGTAATTATATAATTAGAATAATCATTTATAATATATGCTTCTTTATTTTTTTTATTTATAAATTTTGTATCTTCAGTAATCATATTTTTTATTTCTCCTTCAAGTTTTTTATCCTTACCCCAGAATGCCTCATCTAAATTAATTAATGTTTTTGCTTCACATATACCATTAAAATCACCTGTTATTTGTTTAATATTATTTGCTACGAAACTATGTTTTCGTCCAATAATTTCAGATACTTTATTAATAATTATATTTTTACCTGCTCCCTCTTTTTTTGATTTTAAACATAATACTACTCCCATTTTTTTATATGGTTTTTGAATTATATGGGAAAGCCAATTCATAGTATAATCAAAATATTCTTGATTACCACTACACCAAATATTTAATACATGATCTAATATTGGTTTGCAATCATTTATATTTTCATTTTTACAAGTATTTTCTTCTATATGATAACCAGTCCATAAATTAAATACCTTTGGGTCATCTTTTGTTTTTGGATTAAAAACTATTTTATCAATATTTTTTCTTTTTATATTTTTTAACCATATTTGAAATGGATTAATAGGTTTATTTTTTATATTTTTAAATTCATAACATTCAAATTCAGTTTTAACATGTAATGGTTTTTTGCTATACCATTCATCATTATTTATAGTAATAACCTCACTTGTGCTTAATACATACATTATTCTTTTATTTAATAACTCAACCATTCCAGTAATATTTGGTATTCCTTCCCAGCATTTTTCACCATCATTCCATTTACAATATTCATAATAAGCATCTTCATATGGATTATCAGATTTATTATTTTCTTTTTTATACCAACTTTTTAATGTTCCAATAGTTACTCTTTTATCTTTTGGTTTGCTTTTTTTACATATTTCCCATTGTTTTCTCACTTTTTTTTCAGTATCAAAATTAATATCAGATTTAGACCATTCTAAAAATAAATCATAACCTTGCTCTGAACCACCTGTTTCGTGTATAATTATAAAACACATTTTAATCCAATCCAAATATTCATATTTATTTTTAACACCTAAAACTAATTTTTTCAATTCATCATAATCACATAGATCAAAAGGTTCTTCTTCACTTGTAATTGGTGATACTGGTGGTGATGGTTTTTCTACATATAATTCTTCCATATCAAAAAATTTCATTTCTTTATCTTTTGTTACTTGAATAATATGTTTAAAAATATCATCTTTATTATTATATGGAACAAAGCATTTAGATTCAATTTCAGGTTTAGATTGATTAATAATTCTAAAATTCTGTCCGTTTTTATATACTGAATCATCATAACCTTCTAATTGATTAATTTTATTAATATAATTAAATCTTTGTATATTATTTAATAAAATCCATTTATTATTAATAATTATATGAAATGATACTATGTAATGTTTGTTTCCGTGTTTTTTAGCAATATTTTTCTTATATCTATTACAAGATGATATACCTAAATCACTTTCACAACAATTAAATATATTTGTTAATTCTTTAATCCACAAATCTTTTAGTCTTATAAATTGATTATTCATTTCTTCTTCTGTTTCACACATATAATCAATATCATAATATGGTTTAACTATTGTATTATGATCTAAATATTCATGAATTTTCTTATCCCCTTTTTTCATTAAATCCCATATATCAAGATTACTTGGTTCAACAGGAATATTATATGATGAAATATTATTATAAATTCTTACTTTAATTTCATCAGGAATTTTATTTAAAAATACATCTTCGGCGGTTTTATTAAAAGTTTTTGAGATTTTATCCATTTTATTCATTTTGTTTTCTTTTATATACTTATAATATATTTTTTTTTTGAATCTAACTTTAAAATTTTTTCTATAATATTTCAAATTTTATTTTATTTTGTGGTTTCTTATCTATATATATTATTAATTATTTCTTTAAATATTTTAAAGAAAACAAATATTTAAAATTTTCGATGTATTATTAACCTCTTTTTATATTACAACTATGACATAATACATTTCTAAATTGTCCTGTTTCGTGGTCGTGATCTAAACATTTACGAGATTTATTACATTTATCTAATTCACATCCGCATTCCTCACAATTTGTTATCTTAAAATAATAATCATATAATTCATCATAATTATCATGAATTACTCCTCTAATTTTCCAATTGGTGATTCTATTTATTTTTATACCTTTTGGAGTTTTTAAATATTCCTTATTATATCTATTTTTATATTCTGCTATTTTATCTTTATTTTCATTTTTATATTCTTTCTGTCTTTGTAATTCTTTTTGTTTATTTTCAATATAATATTCTTTTTGTCTTTGTAATTCTTTTTCTTTGTTTTTTAGATAATATTGTCTTCTGTATTCTTTTATCTCTTCTTTTGTTTTAGGCATTTTTATTTAATTAAAATAAATATTTCAAATTATTAAATATGTATAATATT